GGAATTATCCATATTCCACTCTTCTCTTTCAGGCGTTCCCATTTCAGGAGCTTTTGAGTAATCAGGTCTTTTTGCTAATTCAGGTTTTCCTTGTAAGTCAGCGAAGATTTGTCTATTAGCACCATGGAAGTTTGAATCTTCTAATGTATCATGTACTATACTCAACATTCGTTTTTCATATTCTTCACGACCAACTTTATTAGGGTCAAATTTTCTTTTTGAAATTATTTTATTAATAAATTTTCTATCTTTTACAGTAGTTTCTTTAGGTGTAAGTTCTCCTTTATTTACTCTGAATACACCAGTTTCTTTTGAAATTTGAGATGGTAACCCCACAGCTTTTTTTGGTTCATCTGATTTTGGTTCAGATTTTTGAGGAGGATTTTGTTTTTGTAATTCCTGTCCTAATTCCTTAGCGTATGCAATTGCATCATCTTTACTATCAAACTCTTTCGTTCCCTTAACATCAGCAGGGTCATCTTCATTGAATCCACTTACTACAAATGCACTTTCACTATCATATACACTACCAGCTGCTACGGCAACAGTATTACCACCATCATCACCAAATGTACTTACACCTTCCAAAGAACTACCAACATATGATGAGAATCCATCTGATTCCAATTCGCTTTCAAAATCTTTTTCATCCGTATCCATACTAAATGGTTCTGATTTTGGTTCATCGTTTGGTTCATCTGATTTTGCATCAGGTGCATCGTATCCAGCATCCTTAGAGAACATATTAGGTTTCTCTTTCTCACCGGCAGAATCACCTCCCTTCTCTGCCTCTTCTTTCTCATCATGAGTTCCAGCTTTGATAGCTGCATCTCTTGTATCTTTTGATTTGAATACTGATACTTTACCAGTAGATTTGTTGATAGCTGTGAAAGATTCTTCTTTCAAAAAATTTGTTAACTTTATCATATCAATAATATTATTTTCCTAATCGTCTATTAACTTCGTCAATATCCAAATCAGACATTTCATAATACCTATTTAAAATATTGCCCATATCTTCATATAAAGCATGTAACCTCTCATCCATTTGTCTTGCTTCAGAAGCAATCTTTTCGAATGATTTATCCATTTTCTCTAATTCACTTAGATTACGTTTAATAGTTACCTTATCGAACCAATCATCCGATTCACCTAATAGTAATGCTTTAGAAGCTTCTACGATTCCACCTAAAGTTTCTGCTACCTCTACGATATCAGATTTTCTTTTCATTTGTTCATCAAAACTTTTGTAAGTTGAGATAACTTCTAAAAAGTGTTTTTTAGTTTCGTTACTTAGTGGCTTATTAGCATCAAGTGATTCTGATAAACTAAATTTACCATCAACAATCTTTACTTCGTTGATATTAGTTTTACGGATATCATTGTATCCTTTGCTTACGTTTTTACCTTGTTTAGAATCGACTTTAAATTCGATTTTGTTTTCGGTAACGTATTTGTATATGTCAAATCCTTTTTTCATTATGATAATTCCGTTATAATTTCTCTCATTAAACTTTCTGCTTTACAAAAATCTCCACAAACATCGGTACCAATTTTCTTTATTACCGATTCGTTCATAGGAGTCATAAATGCACCATGTGTAGATGGGTTGGATACGAAGTCCCAACCGATTAATTCAAAATCTTCACCAACTTCCACTTTACCTTCTCCAATATTACTAACCGAACCCATACCTCTTGATGAGATACCTAATAGGATACCAGCTCTTAATAATTCTTTTAGAATATTTCCAGAAGGAGTAGGTAAAATTTCAACTGTACCTACAACATCATTACCTTCCCAATGTACTTCTCTGATATTATGAGATACATTCTTTAGGTTTATAACCGAAGAATCTGGGTGGTCTAACTCACCTAATGCTCTTCGTTCCTTAATAAGGGTTTGATATTTATTTACTTCTCTTTCTAATATATTTCTTGGGTACACTCTACCGTTTTGGTTTTCTGCACCAGAACGTTGAAGAACTCCCTTAACCAATGTTCTACCAGAAGCATCTTCATTAACACTACCTTTAAACAAATTAGTTTCTATAATTAAATTTTTCATTTCGTTCCTTTGTTATTTGTTGTACATTGTTACCAATGTATCAAACTCAGCTTTTACACCATCAGTTAATACATTTTGAATACCTTCATTAACCAATACATCAATTACATCCTTTGTTTCAAATTTACTATTTAGTATATTTTCAACAATAGGTCTTTCCATAAATGTAATTACCTCAAATGCCAATTCCTTTGATAACACTTCACCGAATTGTTGAATCATATTCTTTTGAACTGGGTTGTTAGGTTTACCTGCTATCGCAGATACTAATTTTAATCTATCTGAAAGTTTACCTTTCTTAACGAATTGATATAGTTTCTCAATGTCTAATTTATTATCATCAACAAACTTTTGAACTGCGTTTTTGTTCAAACCAGTATATCCACCAATTTCCATTGCAGTTCTTGATGCAGATTCGTTTACTGATTCCATTAAACCAATTGCTGTACTACCAACAACTCTTTCAGCACCATCTGCATATTTCTTATTTAGGATTGCAATCTTAGTAGGTTTATCAATTAGATACATTGGTAACATATTTGTAGAGAATGAATATTTGATTCCATTCTTCTTTAACTCACTACCAATATCCATAAATGATTTAGAATCTTTTACGATATCAGCAAGTTTATCTAACATTACATCATGTTTACCTTCAGTAACTATTGATTCGTTACATCCACCACAACCACAACCACATCCAACTGATTCGTTTTTCTTATTTATCGCTTTACCAGCTTTTACAGCATCCTTATGTGCTTGTGAATTACCATGTGCGGGTTTCTCACCTCTAGCTTTCTTAGCTCTTATGTTTGCCCATAGACCTGGCTTTTCTTCATTAACATCATCTTCAGCCGTTTTACCAGCTCTCAGTGCTGCTAAATCAGATGCTTCAATCTCACCATCACCATCAACATCTAATTTATGTTGGTCTCCTTTAAGAGCTTCATTCTTTTCACCCTTTGCATCCCAAGCGTTATCTATTTTGTTAAAAAATGCTTTCTTTTCCTCATCACTCATAGATGGGATAGATTTACCTGCTTTTTCTAATGCTTTCTTAAAAAACAATTTGTAATCAGCTTCTTCAGCCATTACTGTTTTTAGGGTTTCTTTAATCTGGTCTTTGGTGATATCCATAGTTGTTATTCCTATTAAAAGTTTTGTATTGAAGTTGCAATACTATTTAACCTCTCTCTAATCTTTGAAAGAGTTTTTTGAGTACGTTTCCAGTATTGGTCTGATTCCAATCCGCCTTCTTTTTTTATTTTACCATACCAACCTACAAACTTTTCGATTTCCGAAAGTTGTTTGTTGACATTTGAAATTCCTCTACCAATTTTTGCTTTTGGTGAGGATTCATCTTTTCTTAACTCATGCCAACGATTTTCGTTAACCTTTTTGTATCCAGTTGATTGATTGATTTTTTTTGTATGAGAATCATCAGGCTCAGCATCCTCATCATCACCATTTGTACGTTTAAACGCATTTGGGGTGTTGTATCCAGCTACATCACCAGAAGTAGTTGCTTCCTCAATATCCAACTCATCGTTTTCAATTTCAGCAATTAGTTCTTCGATATATTTCTTTAAATTATTTTCCATTAACCTTACTCTTCAACTCTTTAATTAATTCGTATGAAATCATTAATGATGAAACGTGGTTATCGGAAACTACTTTACCAATTTTGGTTTTAGATAAAACTGATACAGTTTCAGCTAATTTAATTTTGGTTACTTTATCGTTTATAGATTTACCCAATGATTTCATCTCAGAAATGATTTTAGGAATTTCTTTTTCAATGAACGATTTAAATCCAGTTGTGTTGGATAGGTTATTGATATATTCCTTTAATAAATTTTTCTGATTATCATCTAAGTTGGAATACTTTTCATTGAAAGTTTCTACCAATATTTTATAAGTAAGTAAACGTAAATCTTTATCTTGCTTTTTATAAGCCTCAACCACTTTATCGGATTCTTTCGATTCAACTAATTTAGTTGGCTTTGATGTAATGTTTTCGATTAGGGTAATCTTCGAATTAAATACATCCTTTACATCGTAATCTACATAGTTCTTAGATTCAAATATTTTATATATAGAAGCTAATACCTTATAGTTTGATATAGGTGAAGATAAGAACTCATCCATATTGAATGATTCGTTAATCTTTTTAATAAGATTATATTTTTCTTTTTGCAGATTTTTTTGATTAATTCTACTGTGAGCTTCATTGATTGTATCAATAAACTTTTCGGCTCTAGTTTCTGAATTATACTTCTCCTTTAACAATAGGTCGTATAATCTAAGTTCTTTGTTTAGCTCAGTTTTAGCTGAGAAGAACTCACTTACTATAGCCTTAGCCGTTTCAGTAGTATCACCATTAAGAACCTCTAAAGTGATTTGCCTCACTAAAAGTTCAAAAAGAATACCGGTATTCTTAAATTTTGAATGTTTTACTCTCTTCATTACGTTATTTACCCTATAATAATATATTCCTATACGAAAGTTTATCGTATATAAATATAAGTTTTATTTTATTTATTAAATTTTTCCTCGTCTAACAAATTACTATCACTTAAAAAGTCGGTTTTTTCAGTAATTACTTTCTTTTTAGGAGATATACCATTCACATATTCTTTTGCGAATTTGCTAGCTTTTCTACTAACCTTTACTTCATTTTTCTTTAAAGCTTTTTGATTTTCCTTAGCACCTAATGGGTCTCTACCATATGGGTGTTTATCTTTACCATAGGTGTTACCTTCCTTTGGTCTGCCACCCTTATCAACTGATAACGATGTTTTAAGTTCTTCTAATTCATCCTCTACTCCCATAGGTTCACTCTCCATTGCAGGGTCATTACCCTCATCTTCAATGGAACGATATCTGAATCTATCTTTAAGGTCATTAACCATTTGAGTTTTTTGATAATCAATCTCATCCTTACTCATATTAAAGATGTTTTCATATGCCCACTCTTTTGAAATCATATTCAACTGAGTAATATCAGAAACCAATCTAACTTTTTCACTCCAAAGGTTTACCTTCTCTTGCTCATAAATTGTAGATGGGTTAACTAAGTTTAATTCAAAATCAACCATTTCCGGTCCTTCAATACCCTGTGCAGCTAAATGTACAACAGCTAACTTAGTAAGTTCAGATACCAATGTTCTTTGGATTCTCTCAATTGTTCTTGCAAATCTTACATCTTCTGCAGCAAGAGTTGCTTTACCATTTACATTCTCATCGTATCCCAAATATGCTTTTGGAATTTTTAGAGCTGCAAATAGTTTATTCTTTAAGTAATCGATATCCTCAATAGCGGTATAAGTTAAACCACCTAATGTATCAATCTCAGTACCACTATCACCACCTCTAACAGGTAAGAAGAAATCTTCAGTTAAGTTTTGAATGTTGTACTTTAAGTTGTAATCACCAGTATTCTTATCAATGAATGGAGTTTTCTTCATTTTATTGATAATCTTCTGCATGTAGTTATCAACTTCAGTTGGAGGAATGTTACCAATATCGATTTTGAAAACTCTCTTATCAGGTGCTCTCATAATTCTATGAATTAACATAGCATCTTCCATAAGAGAAACTTGCTTCCAAATTCTTCTACCATTTTCAATCATTGCCTTTCCATAGGGAAGGAAGTTGGTATCTGATAATAATCTGAAGTGTACCATTTCAAAGTTTTCGTATTCACCTTTACCATTTGGGTCGTGATTAACTTTGAACTTAACATAGTTTGGGTTTATTGGGTCAGTATTTTCCAATCTCTCAGTTTCATAAACTGGTAGTGGTTGTACATTGATAATTCCCTTACCTTCAGCAATTTCTATTGATAAAAAGAAATCACCATACTTAACCATATTACGAGTCCAAGCCCATAGGTTAAATTCTACATTAAGAATATCATAGAAAAGATTTTCTAATAATTCTTTTACTTTTTCATTTTGAGTTTTGATTTGAATAACATCACCAAATTCATTCTTTAATGTTGATTCATCTGCGTATATATCCAATGCAGATGAAATAATAGGGTCATTATCCATTGCATCGTAATCTCTAAATAATTCTCTACGGACCTGATGATAAGCCATTGATTGAGCTGCCATCTGGTCTCCATAGAACGAACGTTGTAGTTTTGTGTACCTATCCCTTAAATTCATTAAGTTAGTACTACCCTGCTGTCTATCATCCGTATCCTTAACTGTCCTCTTACCATCCTTGTCAACAACGACTACGGCTTGGGTAGAGAAAAGTTTAGTTAACTTTTGAAAAAATGAACTATTTTGTTGTTCTGCCATTCTACTTTTCTTTATTTAATAATCTAACTAAGATACAAAAAATTATTAATATATCCTAATTTATTTACCATGCTTTACAACTCCAATATCTTGCTCCAGTTCTTGGACCAGGGTTATCACAATTATGTCTTGCCCTAAATGCTTTTTTTCGTTCTGGGTTATCTTTCTTAATTCTCATAGTTTTCTCACCTGCTTTTTTAGCTGATGTTCCACCATGTCCGAAATTAACCTTCACAACATTTCCTTTTGGATTCTTAACATAAACCTTAAACTTCTTTACATCACCTGCCATCGGTTTGTTGAGTTTTACCTCTCTACCTTGATATTCAGCTTCGTTTACATCCGGCTTATATTCTTTTATGAATTCTAAAAATTCTTTTAAATCATCATGGTTTTCTACATCATATTCAAAGATATCATCTTCGAATTGCTTTGTAAAATCATCATAAAGTTCTTTAGTTGTATTATCCATAATAAATCCTATACTATATAAATATAAAAAAATTGATTTATAACCAATTTGTTAAGTCTTCGTGAGTACCATCTCCAATATCCATTTTCCAAGGATTATCATCGATATCATTACCACCATATATACCAGTATAAGTATGAGATGAAATACTGTTAATAGCCTGTTTGGTTAAATCAACACCTTCTTGTCTTAACCTAAGAGCAGTATCTCTAACCCATAATCCAATTGCAAGTGCCATAACTAAATCATCGTTATAACCTCGCATTGCTTCAGCTCTTCCATTATTCCATATGAATGTAAACATCTCATCAATCGTTCTTACTGAACGTAATGTGATTGATTTATCTCTTATGTACTCTTCCAACTTTGAGATGATTAGAGGACGTGTTCTGGATGTTGTGGAGAACCCTGCTACTTGGTTCCTATCTTGCGAGCGATATTTATTTGTAAATTGATTACCAGCATCCACATATTTTATATCCTTATCAGTATAATATAGATTGGAATAATTTCTATCAATTACTTGTTGTATTGCAGCCCAACCAATATTAGCGTTTTCAATTACTAATAGTGCGTTATTATATTCAGTTGATAATGCTACTAAGAAGTTTCCAAAATCTTTTGTATCCAACTTACCTTTATATTCGGCAACCTGAGTTGATGCCACCACATCAATAACATGAGCGGTGGAGAAATCCGATGAATCTCCCCTCGCAACATCAGCTACAACTATGTATGATTTATTATAATCAGCATATTCCCATTTCCAAAGATTTCCATCAAACCCTGTTTTTTCGATAGGGTCTTGGACGTAAGTTTCTTTATAGAATTGTAAAAGTTGTGGGTCTATAACACTATCTCCAGACGATACAAAATCACAATCACATTCTTGTGCTGCTCCTTTAGGTCCTAATAATCTTTCTTGCTCATCTCTCCAATCTTGGTCTCTTTCAGGGTGAACTGTCCAATGTAATCTGATTGTGTTGAAATCATTTCTACCTTCTTCAGCACCTACCCAAGTTTTGTGATACCAATTACCCACACCATTTGGAGTTGATAACACAATTGCGTTACCCCCCGTAGATAACGTAGATTGAGCCGATACCCAAATCTCTTCAATCTTATCGATGAAAGCAGCCTCATCAAATACCAATAAAGATAGTGCTTCAGAACGACCAGCATCACCAGCGGCCGAAGTTGCTTTGGCTTGTGAACCATTTGCATATCTAAGTGATAGTTTGTTATCTTCTACTGTTTCCAACTTTAACCAAGATGGTAAGTATTGGTTCATTACCCTAATTTTTGTAATTAAGTTCTTTGCAACTTCTTGCTTAGTTGCAATTACCAATACGTTAAAGTCTTGATTAAATAACATTTTCCACAATGAAAAACCTGCGGTTAATGTTGAGATACCAGTTTGTCTGGATTTTAATATGATGTTATATCTATGGTCTTTAAAATCAACTAAAGTCTCTTCCTGAAAAGGATATAATTGGAATTGTATTTTTCCCCTAACTGGGTGTTGAATCATACAATACTTTTTCATAAAATAAATTGGGTCAGAAGCACACTTCTGATACTCCAATTTGATTATTTCTTTAATTGATTGCTTAGCCATAAATTATTTATTCTTACCAAATGATAATTTCCAATACATACCACCACTAATATATGGTGATAGTTGTTGTATGTTAGAATTATTTTGCACACCTAATCCTAATTGAAATATTTTATCTTTTTTAGTTTTTAGTAATAGAGATGTTGATAAGTTAGTAACCACATCTTCTCTATTGAACCCACCATTTAATCCCCAATATAATTGAGTTTTTGGTAGTTCTTTTACTATTGTAGTATTATAAATTGTTGGAATTTTAAATGTCCAATCTACATCTCTGGATATGATTGAGTTTTGTGATATGTTATCGGTTATAATACCAAATCCCAAATTTGGAGATGGTTTATTACCTAAAGAATCAGTAACCCCATTTGGAAATTCATATGAAAGATTTAAAGTATCTTTGACTTGATATGTTGCAAAGTATTTTTCTACAATAGCCAATGTATCTACATCAATTGGAATTTCAACTTCAACGGTCTTTACTTTGGTTATATATTTTGGTACATATGTAGGTACCTTTACTTCCTTAGTTACAACAACAGTATCAATAGTTTGTTTCAGTAACTCATAATCTTTCCCATCAACTTTAATGGTTTCTATTTCTTTAGTATCATTACCATCACATCCTCTCATTAACACCACAATACACAGTGCTATTATTAGGAGAGTTTTTAAATCAAATTTCTTTAACCAATTCATAATTCATATCCTTTAATTTCTCATACGCAATATTACGTTTTTCGATAACTTCGATAAGTTCTTTCTTACCATTTTCTATATCGGATTCTATTTGAGCTTTTAAAGTTTGAACATCATCATTTGATTGCCATTTTTCTACCGAACCATCATCATTTACATATTCGTGAATGTTAGATACTTCTTTAAGAGCTTGATTCCATTTTTCTAAAACATCAGTTCCGTAATCAGCCATATTAGAATATATTCTATATTGTTCATATGATTCCCATAAACCATCTTGCTTTATAATAAGTTCTCTCTTTGCTAAACAACCAGCACAATAACCAGTTTTAGAAATTAACTTTTTATCTGAATTTGAAAACTTTCCACTAACATCACAATCAGTAGCTTTACATTGGGATTGCTTCTCAATGTAATTTCTTAATTCAGACATTACGTTTGACATTTTGGATGATTTTACTCTACCAAAATCTTTTTGTTCCCAAACATTACCATCAGAATCACTCCAAATATCACCAACGTTACGTTTTACTTCTTGTTCTTTGATATCAGAGAATCCGATTTGAGTATTTTTTTCATACTCACCAGTTTGTACCATATCAGCCAACTTTCTACGAGTTGGATGCATGAACTTTCTACTAAATTTTTTATCAGCCATAACCTATTATATATTCATATATATAAGTATTCGATTTTTTACTATTCGTAAAATAATCCCAATATCTGATTTAATGGTGCGAATGTTCCAGTCAGTTTGAAAGTTTTACCACCATACACAAATACGATTCCTTCGTTTGGTACAATCTTATCCTTACCACCAATTGCGTTCAATCTTTCCAACTCCAATTTGAGTTTAGCAATCTTCTTAACATCGCCTGATTTCTTCACATCTTTAATGGTTTGGTCTAACCTCTTCTTCATATCTCTAACTGCCTTATCAGGGTTAGCTGCAAGAACCGAACTCATAAAGGATAGGATATCTGCACCAATCCCTAAGAAGATATCTTCAAATGGTCTGATGTTATCCTTAGCCATCTTAGCATGGTCATTTTTATCAATACCCTTAGCCCATTCCAATGTCTTTTCATCAGTAATGTTCTTCTTATCTAAACGGAATGATTTATCATAGAATGCCCATCTCTTTACCAATCCCATTAGAGTTCTATTATCTAATTTAGATGGTGATTTCTTAGTTACGAAATCAGTCCAAAAAGCTTGATGATAATCTGCGATACCATCATTATCCTTCAACTTAAATTTGGATTGAAGTTTTGAGATTTGTCCGTTGTACTTTCCTTTTAGTTTTGTTAAATCCGTTGATTTAGGTAACTCATTAATTGGTGGCCCTTGGATTGTGTAAGCTGATTGTACATCTGCATTCACTTGTTTAATCATTCCCGCAAGGATTCTTGCAGCTTCCTGATTTTCTCCAATGGCAATTCCGTCCTCGTTATATTCCATAGTCCCATGAAATACAAGTAGTGCTTGGCCATAAGGTATTACATTTACGGAAGTAGGGTAGATAACCTCCAAGTTCATAAAACAAGCACCACCCTTAAATACCTTTTCTCTTTGTTTATCAGAAAGTGATTTTATTGCTTTTGATAAATCATTCATAGCAAAGTTATAAGCTTTTTCCAATTCACCTCTACCAGCAAATTTAGTTGCTACACCATTGATATCCAAAGCATTCTCTCCCTTATTTTTTAGGTGTCCTTTGTTTCTTGCTGCAACTAATCTTCCATCTCTCCAACTAACTGCCAATGCCTGTCCATCGGTTTTTTCTCTAGCTAACTCTAGGTTACCTTCTAATGCTTTGTTTACAATATCTTTTAACTGCCCAAAAGTCAAGTTGATTTCAGTATCGAATGGGTGATTCATATGTCCATACGCACCGCCTTCGGTTAGTAGAATTTCATTTAGTAATTCTTTTAATCTTATCATTTCTTCACTTTCATTTATTGATTTATAACTCACCTTTGGATATTCCTTAGCTATCTTTAGTAAATCCTTTATACCCAACCCCACTTTTATAGTTTTAAGTTTAAAGTTCTTATCTAAATTATATAATGCTGCCACTCTATGATGTCCATCTAAAATGTAGTTATCTTTAGATATAATTACCGGTTTAGATAAATTTGATTTTTCAACATCCAAAAGTGCCTTCACTTTATCAACATTTAAATTTTTTTGAGTCATTCCAATTTTGGAAACATCTATCGTTGATGCCGATACAGATACATTATTACGTTTTAAATATGTTACAAAATCACTAACATCCTTTGAGTTGATTTGTGGCATATCTTTTCTATCTACCCCTAACGATTTGGATATACGTTTTATGGTATCTTCAGAAATACCGCCACTCAATGCATATGGTTCATTATATTGTAGTTCCTCTTTATCAAACTTTTTTCGTAACTTCTTCAATTCCTTATTATGGTCATCAATCCATTTTTGGTATGGATAACCATGTGGTGCTAGTTGTTCGGTTACAGGTTCGTAACCCCTTTTCTCAGTATCCTTTTCTTTGGATTGGTGGCCACCCATTTTATCGTCATCATCAAAATCGATAGTATCGGGTTCAGCCAATGAACCTCTTTTTGCAATTGCAGATGTTTGATGATGTTTATTAAAATCTTTTTCTAATTCTGATTGATTAGGGTCTAAGTTTACTGGCTTATACTTATCACTTATTTTAGTTGGTAATGATTCAAACTTATATTCAGGTGATGAAGTCTTGAAATCATCTTTTCTCATTATGGTTTTAGCGATTATCTTATTCGCTTGTTTCATAAATGGAATATTCAAATTTGTTCTATTATCCTTTGCTACAATCTGATTGTATTGATTAAGGAAACTTACAAATTCTTTTTTCTTCTTACCCAATCGTTTAAAGAAACCAATCAACTCAGCGTTGGTTACTTCCTTTCCGTTTCTTGGGTCGTTTAATCTATCGAAGAAATGTTTACCAGTTAGAACTACATCTACTGGTTTAAATTGTTTATCTGCAAATGTATCAATCTTCTGAAGGTCTCCCATTGGGATTTCGTTGATTGGTAATTTACCCCAATCTTTTCCTTTAGTGAAAGTTTTTGGTTTCTTAATAGTTCCTAGATGATGTTTATCGTAGTACACTTCAATGTATTCAACACCTTTACCACCTTTGAATAATTTATCAGCTGCGGCATTTACAATGTTTTTCATAAACCCATCGTTTGCTCTTGGAAGATACATATCAACCTTTTTACCACTCTTATCGTATCCGATTGCATCAAATCTAGTACCACCAAACTCATTGAGTTCAACTTCTATACCTTCTTTAGAATACATTTTATATTTAAAATCGGTATTGGTAAATCTTACCTTTACATTATGTTGTTTGTAGAAACGATTTAAGGTGTTTACCAAATCACCAATTGTTGCTTTCATTTGTTCAACATCGTTGGGTTTGTATGCGTAGAAAAACTCCTTTGGAAATAAATCCTTTACAATGTTTGCTATTGAAATAGTTAAAGATGCTTCATTTAATGTAATACCTAAGAAGTTTTCCTTCAAAGGTTTCATACCATTTTTAACTCTAACTTTATTTAGTTGTTTGATTATCTCCTTTTGTTTTGGAGAGTTTGGCATTGTTTTTAATGCCTTAGTAGTTAGTTGATAAATCAAAGTTCTATCTTCCGATGATATCTCTTCAATCATATTATGTGAACGTTTCCAATCATCTAAACTATCTAAATCATATTCTTTTGATTGATTATCAAATCCACAATTGTGGCAGAGGTATTTTTCATCATCATTTGATGTAATTTCCCATTGGTGATTACATTTTTCACATTTAATTTCTTCACCATTAAATTCAACTACAATATTTTCTTCTATTAATCGTACCTTTAAGACTGGTTTACCATTTATGGTAATATCACCCTTATCATTTTTACCAATAGTTTTAACTACAATTTTTTTGTTTTTGAACTTACCACCCAATACAGTATCACCTACGTTGATTGGGATAGTAATATCTTCTTTTACAATATTTGTATTTGGGTCTTTTACTTTTTTAGTTTTACTGGATTCCTCTTTATCATGCTTAGAATCCAATGAATCTAATACAGAATATCCAACTAAACTAGCAAAACGAGTTGCGTGCTTAAACCATAAGTTATAGGCTTGTGAACCATAAAAATCTTTTTGGTTAGTTGCAGTTGTTTTACCAATTACCCCAGCAGGGAATGGTGTTACCGCTTTTACAGGTCCTTTTGGATATATTGGATGTGAATCGATATCAGTAAGTTCATCACTCATAATTTGTGATAAAACAGTATACCCAATTGCTTCGGCTCGTTTCTTAGAAACTTTATCAAATGATGCATATGATGGAAACACAAAGTTAGGTCCATCATCTACTTCAGAAGAACCACCTATCTTAGATGCCTCTTTGATTAACTCAACGTTATCAACTATCCAATCTTCTATTATGTGTTTTGGAATAAAGATTCCCTCAGATGTTATCTCAGGTAGTTGTGATAACTTACCAGCTATGAATTTAAATATTTTTGGATTAAACTTACCATATGCTCTTTTTGCAAAAAACTCTTTCTTATCCTCATCTGAACCACTTCGTAATCCCATTCGAACATCGGTTCCACTTATTGGATTAGATTGCTGAGGAGCTATATAAACGTACCCTTTATCTTTATATCCTTCAAAATCTAAGTTATCTTTGTAAGGAGTAAAGAACTTACCTCCTAATCTACTTGCATCCTTTTTACCAACAACTGTGATAAATGCCGTAGTATCTTCATTGAATTTTTTAAGTACCTCAGTTGGTACATATGGATTTTTTACTTCAATAATTTTGTTTGATGGGATACCAAACATTGTTGTCATTATTTGCTTCTTCTCTTTGAAGTTAAAAGGTGATTTTTGATTATCGGTTTTATTGGATGTTCCGATATATACATTATCTTTTCCAAACTTCTTTACTAAATGTGAGTAAGTAGCATAATGACCTTTATGAAAAGGTTGAAAACGGCCAGCGTAAACAACAACTTTGTTGTCTACACTGTCCGCTTCCAATAATATACTTTCTACTAAAAAGTTAGATAAATCATTCATTATAATAGTACGTTTTCTATTGTACTATATAAATATAGGATTTTATTGTTTTACAACTTCCATTTGTTGAGCCATCTTTTCTTTAATCGATGGGTCAAATGTAATTGTACCTTCTTGTAGATTGATTTGTCCTCTTGGGTATTCCTTTTCAAGTTCACCAACTAAACCTCTAAGAGCTTCGTTTTTCTCTTTGAAATCAGTTTCTGCTTTTTCCAACCCTTCTTCAAGTTTTACCATCTCATCTTCCAACTCTTTTCTTCTTAGATAAAGTTGTCCGAATACATTTACTAACTGAGATATCTCATCATTAGCTTCTTTAATTGGGGTTACTACATCTTCACCTAGTTCTCTAGTAACCAATTCGATTTTTTGAATTTCTTCGTTTGCCATAATACTTTTTAATTAAAAATTTTGTTTTTTGAATTCATATATAAATATACATAAATTATGTTTTCGTTATAATTGTTACACCTCTCTTTTGTACAACTTGAGATGCACACTCATTTCCAAAGTTTATTGATTCAACTACATCGGAGTTTTCCAAATACTTTGTAGTGAATCCTGCTACAAAAGTATCACCTGCTCCAGATATATCCATAATCTCAACTTGTTTGGTTGGATACATAATACCATTATGTTTACACCCATCCTTATCAAGTGTGATTATAAGCTTTTCAACTATCCACTCATTCTCATTAATGAATGTTTCGTTATTTAAATATTCAGTTCTATTTAATTTGATAAATTTTAAATCCCTACACCACTCACCCAATTTCTTTTTGGTATCGCAAATTGTGATAGGATGATTGAATGCTATATGAGCAATATCACTATCCGATAGAAACCCCTTATTGTAATCTGAAATTACAACCATATCATATTCCCAATAATTGGTGGGTAATATATTGATATCAATTTGTTTTACATCATCACCCTCATCTACTCTCAGTAAAAGTGTATTTGATGATTCATGTACATATCTGGTTTTTGTTATGGTGGATGTGTGTGTTATGATATCAACATCAACTCCCAACGATTCTAAATTGGATTGTACATTTAGTGCCATACCACCATTATACCTCTCATTGGTTGGATTAAAAACAGGAGCGGGTCCTTCTGGTGAAAGACGTGGAGTATTTCCATAGATAAAGATATCCATACAACTTTCTCCTATTAAAAGTACTTTACTCATTTGTTAATATTTTTGTTGTACTAAAATCTTCCATTCTATTAAAGAATACTATTGATTTAGAATGATGTTCACCCACAATTGGTTTATCCTTATAATCAGAACCGATTACAAATACATCTGGTTGGTATCGTTTAATTGCCTCATCTAACATTATTTCAGAATCAAATACAATCACTTTACTCACTCCTTTAATTCTCTCCAAATTGTACTTACGTTCTTCCTCAGAGTGAAATGGTCTATCATCTCCTTTTAGTTCCTTTACTCGTTTATCAGAATCAATTCCAATAACAACTAATTCACCAAAGGTAGATGCGAACTCAATCATTTTAAAGTGAGCATGATGTAGAACATCAAAACACCCATTCATCCAAACTTTTTTCATTATAAGAATTTCTCTAATTCGTTAATTACCATTTGAGATGATATACCCTTAGTACATTCAAATTGTCTATTTGTACCCTTATGGTCTGGACACCAATTCCAATCACCGGCATCTAATCGTAATCGATTAAAACACCCACTACACTTATCATTAGGTGGAGTTATTCTTACACAATCTTGCATCTCTGCCCAATCGTATGAGAATCCACTAATCAATACGGTCTTAGTTCCCAATGCCCAACTTAACCAACTCAACCCACTACCAATACCAATAAATGCTTTTGATTTTCTCATTTCATCCATTACGGATTCCAATGGACCCGATGGGTGTTGTATGATTCCGCTTGGGTGTTTATTACCCATATAGTTATCACCTTCATTGGAAAGTAATTTAACTGTATATCCCCTACCATTTAGCCAATCAACTACTTCTTGCCAACCTGTTGGATTGTTCCAATATTTTGATTGGGCTGTTCCGTGAATTGCAATGGTAATTAGTTTATCATCCTTTACAACATTTGATTTTGGTAGTAATGGTTTTATCTCTTTATATTCCAATCCCAATATATCAGAACCCATCTTTTGCATTGTTTGGGTTTTAAAATCATTAGGATTCTTTAATTGATTTACACTACCATCTTCATTATAGAATAAACCAACATCATACATTGCATATAAGTTTGGTACAGTAGAACCAGGTGTAACGAATTCAAATTGAGGATATTGTTCTTCAAACATATGGTTATGAAATGTAGATACAATCAGTTCACAATTGTGCTTTTTTCTAAATTCCTCAAAATATGGAAACCAAGCTAACGTATCTCCTAATGCTCTTGATGACATTGCGATAAATACACGCTTTCCATTTGGATTGAATTTATGTTCGTAAAATAATTCACTACCTCTGAATATTTCAATGTTCCAATCAATACAATATTCTATATTTGATTTAGCCCAATTGTTATTTCTAATAGTGGTCTCAAACCTAACTTGATTTGTTTTGTTATCAATAAATCGTACACTATACTCTTCATCAATATTTCCCAGTATTTCAACAAACGGACCTCTTACAAAATGAGTAACAACTCTATTGGTTATATCAACAATGTTGTTTTTATTCTTTTTTAATTTATCGTATATCATTTCCAAGTCTTATTTGTTAAATCTAATAATTAAAATCCTTCCGCCTGATTTGAATACATTTTGTTAGTTGTATATCGTGGTCTTTGGTGGTGATAGAATACGTGATTATACCATAAATCAGCCACATCCCATTCACAATCTTTTATTCTATCTAACCACCAACCTTTTTCTCTATTTGGAATTAGATACGCATGTGCTAAATCTTGGTTATGTGCAGTTTTTGTAAACAACTCATCAATCTTTTCTTTTGTATTTGATGGATTATCTGCGAATGATATAAATGGTACGTTATCTCTTTCAGAAATAAAACACGCTTTATGTACAATCTCAACAAACTCCATTAACCCACTATGAATATATGCATCTGCTTCAAATATCAATGTGTAATCGTAATCGGGACTCATTGTTTCTAATGCGAATCTATGAGCCATATAACACCCATAATGGCCACCAGTTATCCATCCTAACCCAGCACCAGGTGAAAGTTCACCAGGCGTATTGGTTGGTGATATATGTTGAGGTCTCCTACAATGTTCCGCTGGTGGGAAATCCGTATAAGGTGTGTTTACGATAGCTTCGTAATCCATACCATATGATTGTAGTTGTTTTAATGATTCTTGGGAAATACGTTCTCTCAAATCATCAGGTCGAGTCATTAAATGTTTTATTTGAATCTTTGGTTTCCTACGAACAAAACTACGATTATCAATTAATATTTGATTGTAGAAGAATTCATTAGCAGCTTGATTCACTCCCTCAAAAACACCATAATCATCACCAGTAATAAATCTACCTGGCTTAACTTTATGGTACCAACGTTTGATATCGGTTATTACGGATTTGTAATCATGCCCAGCATCAATCATTATAAAATCAATAGAATCATTTTGGAATTGAGTTGATGCATTTTCAGATGTATCCTTTATAGCTTTAAATTTACCAAAGTTATCACTCATTATAGTGTTCTCAACAAATTCACCATAAATATCCCCACCATATGAACCAACTATATTTTGATGTAGTTGTTCATCATCAGTACCTTTCCAAGTATCAACAACAGTGAAATCTATATTTTTATTTGATTCACATATCTTAGTTGCCATATGATTGGATGATTTACCTAACCAACTACCAACTTCTACAAATACTTCACCACCCTTAGCGTTATTTACCATTCGGTCATATAAGCCCTCATATGCGAACCAACCAGGTATCTCATTGAATTCAGGTTCTAATAACTCTATTATAATTTTCTTAGTATTGTTTATATCATCATCGATATAGGTAACCAATTCGTTAGAATCGTATGTATCTAAATAAGTGTGTAACTTTCTGAATATACATTTTAATCCATATCCCAATGCTTCTTTAATTGATAGTGGATTTAATTCTAACTTAGAACTGAAGTAGAACATATCGGATGCTTTATAGAATTTATCCACATCATTACGTTCACCCCACACTATACAATTATCAGGCTTATCATTCATTATAGGTCCCCAATATGATTCGAAGTTCATTGCTTGGTTACCTACAAAATGAAATTTGATTTTATACTTTTCTAATATTCTGGCTACTCTAAATATCTCACCTTGATTCTTACCTTCGGTAAATAATCCAACCATAAGAACATGCTTCCAATCGGATTCAAAACCTAATTCTTTTTGGAATTTCGATTTATTGAATTTTTGAGTTTCAATTGGATACTCCCACACTTTGGTATCAATTCCCAAATGTTCAAACTTTCTTCTACTCCATTCAGATACCAAAACATATCTATCTGGTTGATAACGAATTTCATCTGGATTGGTTGCAGAACCATGCGTTGATGCTACAATATAATATTTACGTTTAGGATTCCATAATTTATCTAATATATCATATGATAAAAAATGTTCTGGTATTTCGGTAAAATGAATGATATTTGGTTTGATGGAATTTATCAAATCAACTATTTCCGATTTATCATCGCCTAATGTATGTAGTTTAACCAAACTATTAATTTGGTCTTTCTGAACTACGAATACACCACCACTATGATTATTTACCTCAATAACTTCAATATCAAAATCATTCTTAAAGATTTCAATTTGCTTTAATAAGTATTGCGGCATTCCACCAGTAGATAGGTGAGATGATACATATAACAATTTCTTTTTAGACATAAACAAATTTAGTGTATATAGTTACACTTCTTTACAAAGATACAAATAATATTTTAATTTACCAAATATTTTTTAGTAAACTATTGTACCTGCATCTAAATCAATTTGTCCATTTGGGTATTTCTTATCCAATTCAGATAGTTCAGTATTCATTTCATCCATTGATGAATCGATTTTGTTACCAAACTCAATTTCCTTAGAATTCAATTCTTCCAATTGCTTTTCCAATTCTCTACGTCTAACAGCAACTTGGCCTAAACCAATTACCATATTGTTTTGTACTTCTTGAATAGATTTTAGTTTATCAATTATTGATTGGTCTAATGTTTCTGTCTTTTGTTCCATAACTTAGTTATTTTATTATCTATATATAAGTATATACTAAATTTGTTTTACGAAATTGAACCACTAATTTGAGCTTCCAATTGTGTAACTTTATCAGTCAACTCCTGAATTGCTTTAATCATAGGTGAAATGAACTCATGGTATCTCAATCCATAAGATGAACCAGTTATAAGTCCAGCAAAATCTATTGAATCTTTTTCAAATGATTCCAATGTAGTTTCAACACTTTGTGCACCCAATCCATAGTGAGTTCTACTACCACTTATAAATTTATATGATACCGGATTTAATGCATTAATAAAATCCAATCCCAAATCAGATGTTACAATATTTTCTTTTTGATTCTCATCGGATGTATTAATGGTTCCATTAGTTGCAAATACATCATCCCATCTAAAACTACTATTACCCAAATCATATAAATTGTTTACACCCGGAATTATATTACCAGTGGATACAATTGCAGAAATACCAGGCCCGCCATCAGTTACATCAAAGTAAGCCGTACCTCCAGTTAACTTAAATAATTCAGGATTAGAAGAAGATGGTTCTCGCCTTTTCATTCTAACATACGAATCAGCGGAAGATACAATTTGAACACCACCCGCTTTAATTTCAACAAAATTTGCAGCAAGTTGGAAGTTTAATGAAGTATCCAACGTCATTGGTTGTAGATACCCAGTAGTAGAAATTGCTGATGTGGCTGTATTATTATAAGCAGCAGTTGCCGATGTATATATATTCGTTGAAGTACCGGATGAATTAGTATTTCTTTGTAAACCCGCAGCTGAGGATACTCTAACTGAGTATCTTAGTTTTGCTGCGGTAGATGCGCTTGATATCGGTATAGATACTGTCTGACCGGATGCTCCAGCAAATGTTCCATTTACAGCAGATACACCACCCTGTGATGTTGGTATATATTCCCAAGTAGAAGAAACGTAGTTATGTGATATGATACCATTTGAGATATAGTTGTAAACACCGGGAACCGATAATGTATATACATCAGCACCTTCGATGATATCAACTCTATCAACCAATTGTAATGATATACTATCACCATCTTTTACATAAATTTTACTCTCACCTGCAATAAGTTCAGTAGCTTTTATTTGAGTATTACCATCTAACCAAAATCCGTGAGAATCCGATACTTCAACTATATTATCACCTACTGTTATTTTATATATCTCCGATGTTTTTCTTGTCTTAACATCACTTATTGTAAATTCATCAAATTTATCAACACCAATGTGATTATCAATTTTATCATTCCAGTTCCAAGCTAATATCTTTTGTCCGATTTTTATATCTTTTGCCAAAATTGTAGAACCATCTGATAGTGTAATCTCAGTATCACCAACAACCGAATAATACGAGGGGAATCCACCTCCACCATTTCCATCATCAAAGTAACTACCAACATAGTAATTACCCAATCCAGCATATGCACTAACAGCCTCAGATGTTTGTGCTACCAATTTTCTACCAATAACAGCATTAGAATTATTAGTATCAACCACTTCTAAATACAAATATGCACGTAACTTTATAGGAACTGGCCCTAACGAGTTACCATGTATCTGTCCATCAAATGATGGTGAGTAATTTGGATATGAAGTGATTTGTGAAATATTAGCAGTTGGTGGATTTATTGTCATTGCAGGTAAATCCAATCCTATTTGTATATCACCTTGAGAAACAGATATAGCTGCAGAATTACTGTTATCACCAACGGAATAACTACTTAGGTATGGTATAGTTGCATTTGTGTTTGTTATAGATACACTGGTATCTGGTTGAGCTGATGCTAAATTTGTAAATGTTATAGTTGTTGAACTTGCACCATCCGTTTCAGATAATGTTGGTTGTGGACCAATGATTACTTTCTTTTCAGAACCCGTAAAGAATTGTAATTCAGGTAAATTTGGTTCAAATATAATTTCTGAGTTTTCATCTCTCAACGATTTTGTTTCATCATCAATTATCCAATCACCAATTCTACCACTATTAGCATTTATGATACCACTCATATTTGCATTTGAGGCAGATACGTTTCCATTCACATCAACACTAAATAATGCCTCTGAACCAATACCAGGTACACTAATAGAACCACCCACGATAGAAGTACCCTCAATTGTACCACCAGATAAATCACCACTAAATGCAATAGTATCACCATTGTATCTTAAATAATTACCAGATAAACTTCTAAGTGAGAATTGCGGAGTATCAGAGCCGGATGGGAATCCCATAAATACACCTCTTGTATTATACCCAATAGTGGGTTGTCCAATTGATATATATGGTTTATTAGAATCAGCAGTTGAGCCGGAAGTGGATAAACGAATAGCATCTCCAATTATAACAGCATCAGTTAATGAACCAGCTTTAACAGTTCGAACAGAACTTGCGAGCATTTGTACACCACTACGATGAATTGTGTACAAAATAAATTGATTTGCTGCAGGATTTTGGTCGTAGCTGGATAGAATCAAATCTCTACCAAAAGTATTAGGTGATTCAGTTTTTATCTGAGAATCGGTACCAGGGTCATAGATATCTTGATTTGATAATTTTATTGCTATTGATTCAGAAACGTAGGGACCAATATCTACATTAGTAGCATATACATATGCATTGGTATTTGGTGCGAAATCAGGTGGACCAAAGAAATTATCATTTGTAAATGAACCTGTTTCTGAAATTGTATTCCAACTTAGTGGAACTGTTCGACTTGAACCATATTCAAATGCCTGTATATAATCCGCACCATCTGCCCATACTATTTCAGCCTTTGTAGTACCCGGACCACCAGCACTCAAATCATATGAGGAAGTTAAATATGTCAGATAATCAACAGATGATGAATCTGCATACAATGCAGGTCCTTCTAATGTAAATACGGCCAATTCTTGCGAATTGGTATTACCCCTACCATTAATAATATGAGTTGTTGTAATCTGACCGTATGCTATTAATTGAGAACCACTGCCAAATGGGTCAGGTGTTCTTGTGTAAACATCAAATACAGCCGGTGGAAATCCAAATTCACTACCCATTGAGTAATAATCGTTTATACCATAAAAACCACCACCATAATACAACCATTGGCTCAAAGATGAATTTAGTATTGATGAAGTAAAATAAAAATCAGCTTCGATTGAATCACCAATTGAATATTCAGTTTCATAGAATAATCCACTCGTATCAACCTGCCAACCACCAATGTTTGTTTTTACATTTTCCCCAGTTAAAGATAAACTTGCGGTTCCTTCATCAAATCCCATAAAGATACCATCACTTTCAAACCCTTGTGTAGTTTGTCCGATTGATATAAATGGATTTGCGTATCCAGATGATGAATCAGCGTTTAATGCGATTACAGGGTTTCCACTTTCACCTGTACCAATGTTTATAGTTCGGTTAGCGTAAACATCTTCAGCAAATAAGATATCAGTTGCAACAGATTCAAATTGTGCACCAAAGGTAGCCCAATAAGTCGCATTTGGTGGTGTTATATTTCCAGCAAACGTATCACCTCCATCATAATCTGCAATATAGAAATCACCATTAAATTTAACAACATCTTTTCTTGCATCCGATGAGTTATATGTTACACCAGCATCATTTGCCCATTCACCTCTATAAGTTATACCAGCTCCAGAAGCACCTGGAGCTCCAGGTGTACCATCTGTACCAGCTTTTGATTTAGAGAAAGATTGTGTTTTATATAGAAGTATATTTGTACCATCTAATTTAGTTATATCAATCTCATATTCTATTGATGCCGAATCAGCAGTCATATTACTATGGTCACCAACCACAGCATTATTACCACTATCGGTAATAGTACCTACAACAATATTCGTAGTAGTTGTTGTGATATCAAATCCACCAACACCACCATTATCATGGTTAAGTGGAGTTGCTCCCTCAAATACACTAATTGTAGTACCACTACCAGCAAAAGATGCAATATTACCAGAATTATCTGCTGCAAACGTATGTGATTCGTTTGATAATACTACCGTAATAGCATCACTACCTTCAACAACTTCAACAACTGTAATCTCATCACTTAAACCATCAGCAGTTGCTGTGATTGTTACGGCTGTTTGTGCACCACCTTGACTAAAGTTATTATATGTTAAGGTTGCAACATCAGTAGCAGGTTCACCAATTGTAAGTGGAGATGGGTTTGTTGTAAATGTAGTAGTATTAGTTAGGTTCTGTCTATTAGCAGTAAATGTAATAGTTGATGGAGTTACTGTTCCATCTTTAGCTATTCTAAATGTTTGTGAATCTGCAGATAATCTAATTGTTTTTGCTTTTACACCCTCTTTAGCCTTAGTAATAGTTTGAGTTGTATTAGATGTAAACGAATCACCATTTATTCTCTGTCCACTAATTGTATATGTTATATTTGCAATCGATTCAGCGTTATCCATACTACTATGGTCACCGATTGTAATATCATCACCATTATCGGTAATAGACCCAACAATTATAGCATCCAATGGTAATACATTGGATGTTATTGTCCAATTTCCAGGTGAATTACCAACACCATCATACGATAATGAACCAGTACCTTCATAAACTGAAATATCAGTTCCACTATTACTATAAGATGAAACTACCCCATCAGATGATGCTGGTACTGTATGTGATTGATTTGTATTAATAACAGTTATTGCCGATAATCCATCAGCTCCATCTGAAACAATATAGAATGTTTCGTTAATGGTTGTTGTTTGTGATGTAGCTGGGTCTGTGAATGTTGCAACCAACACAGTATCCTTTGTTGCAACAGAAGAACCACCCAATGTTATAGTATTCCCATCACCATCGTTAGCCGTAATTGTAATTTCAGAATCACCACTTGCGGCACCAACAGCCATATAATCTACACCAGAACTTAAAGATGGAGTGATTCTAACTTGCTTTTGGTATTCAGTTCCAGATGTATCAAAGAATGATGCGGTTGCTGAAAGGAATGTTGGGTTGTAAATTCCGTAACCCGGATTTCTAGTTGATTTTAAGTTGGGAGATAAGAATGAACCACCACCCAATCCATCAGATACATCCACCAATGTGATTGAATCTAATACGTTATCAGATGCATCTCTTAATTGTAGATTTAGTGTACCAGTTATTGCATCCGAATCTAATGTTGGGTTATACGCATCACCAGTAACACCACTCATTGAAGCGTTTAATAAAGATGAATCGTTTTTGTATATTTTAATATCACCACTATTTACATCACTCAATCCATTTATAGATGATTCTTGAACTTGTAATTCAATATTACCACTACTATTTTTGATTTGAGTTCCAGTTAATGGAGTAATCATATATTGTGGTGTAGAATCTGCTCCAGATTTTAATGCAGTTATGGTAATTGTATCAGATAACTTTTCTATCTGGTCACCTTCGGAAACTGCAACTTTAATTGTTAATGGAGTTGAAAAATACGATGTTGGGACATTAAGTGTTGCTGTATCGGTATTTGCGGTCAATCCATCAGTAAATGAAGTTTCATCCGTAAATACTGCACCACCTCCAGTAAATTTATAATAAGCATCAACAAAATTTGATGATGATGCGATTAAGGTAATTGTTGATGATGGTGTTGGGTTTAATCCAAACTCATCATATTGAATTACATATGAATCTGCTGATAAACTTATGTTTTTACCCGCACCAGCTGCGATAGTCCAAGGACCTGTTCCCGGAGGACCATCGGTTGAATCACCAGATATGTTTGATGTATGTGAAGTATTAGAACTCCACGTTTCCCCAACATATTGTACCAAATCTTCTGGATTATAATCTATACCATCTGCCCAAGTTCCTCTGAGTGATGGTTCAACTACACCAGCTGCGGTTTGTCTTATAGAACCTCTAATAGTAAGTGTTTCCCCATCCCATTCTAATGATTTATATTCACCAGCGGCTGGTGTTGATTTCAATGATAAGATTCCCATTGTACCAGAAGTACCATTTGGTCCACCATCATTTGTCATACCTATAAAAACACCAGGTTGAGCAAAACCTTGTGTACCAGTCTGTCCAATAGCAATATATGGTTCATCACTACCACCGACAATTGCTATATTTGCGTTTGGATTTCCATCAGGTGGAATACCAACGTTAATTGTATTTTCTACAAATGATTCTTCGAAGATTGCTATCTTAGCCGCAACAAACATATCTTGCTGCCCTAAGTATTCCCAACCAAATGCATCCACATCACCCTGCTCTTGTGAACCATCGTATTCAGGTTCATCGGTAATACCAACTGAAGCTGTGTATGGTAATCTTTTATAATCGTTTAATTCATTAGTTGTTGCGAAGTAGTGAGTTTCTTGCTCACCACCATTATCATATTTGTATATTATCGCATCTCTACGTTTTTGTTCTAAACTAAATAGATAATCAACCGAACCAGTCCACTCACCCCTTACAACGATACCAGGCCCAGTTGCTCCTTCGAAAACAGTTGATAATGATTGTGATAAGAAATAAGTTGCTCTACCATTTTCAATATCAACCTTATAAACAATTGTTGCCGATTTATTATCTTGTGGTAATGTCCAAGCCGTTATAGGGTCTACACTAGCTGGATTTCCGTTTGGTATATTTGGCTGTGTTATGAATGGTGGTACATAATACAATGATGATGAAAATTCACCAATGGTACCAATAGGGTCTCCAATTAAATTTAAAGTTTCCTCCGAATATGTTGAGACATGTGTTAATTGAGTTGTACCTTTAAGTGCCGTTATTTGAGTTCCAGTTGTATCTAATGTAGTAGTACCATCAACTTCAACTCCAACACTTGGTGATGGGTTTGTTAAAAATACTTGATAGTTATCGGCTCCCGCTTTGATACCAGCTATTGTAACTTCTGATGTTGCAACTATTGGAGAGGTAGATGCACCATCTCTAATTTGAACTTGCCATGTAGCCGTTTCACCCGGAGAGGTTGCATCACCTGAACCAATTTCAAATGTAGGGTCTGTTCCAACTAAACTATATGCAAACCCATCTCTAAAGAATTGGTAATATGTTTGTGAGGCAGTTACATTAAATGCAGTTGCCTCTAAGAATATAGAACCTAATGGTGAGGTTACTACACCATCACCATCAAAGTTTACAACTTCAGTTGTGGTTGATAAACTTACACTTCTTGCAGCTGTACCATCATTTGATTTTGAGAATAATTGTTTTTTTGTATAAGTTTCTTCAACACCAGCTACACCGTTTGTTAGTGAGTATGGATAAACATAAAAGTTATAATCAACCGAACCACTACCAGCTTCCAATTGACTGAAGTTTGTGTAATGTACCGTCTCATCTCCGAAATCCAAATCATATTGAGATGATGCAGATACATCCCCCACCACAATACCACTACCAGTTGCAGTTACATTATATGTACCAGGCAAACTACTTGTTTCATACGATAAGTATAAATTACCCTGCTTAACAACTATATTAGTGTTTGCCGTTGAATAATCGGATACTGTACCGTTCTCATTAGCTTGTAAACTTACAACAGATGGATTTACTTCAATTTCAATTGCATCTGAACCATCTACACCTTTAGTAATACGTTGTGTTATAGTTTTGAGTTCAAAGGATGAGGTGTAATATGGATATATTTTTAAATCATAATCAACACTAGCTAATAATGAACCAGAATCCATATAACTCCAACTATCAAAATTAACCGATGTGTTAGTGAAGCTCTCACTAGTATAAGTTATGTTTGTAGGAGTAACCAACTCAACAAAGAATGTACCAGGTTCTTCACTACCCGTATAAATTAAATCAAACTTACCTTGCTTAGCAGTAATAGTAGTATCTAATGGAGTGTAACTATAAACCTCACCTTGTTGATTTGAATTTAGATTTACTGTAAGTGGGTCTAAACTTATAACAACCGGCTCAATACCAATCCCATCAGGTGCTACAAATATCGTCTTATCAACACTAATAGATTCTGATGTGAAATCCTCAGTATATGTAAAGTTAAATGTTAATTGCTTACTATCGATTGGTGAATAATATCCAACGGAATCTCCAGGTATACCACTATCAATAATTTCATTTTGTGCGTTTGTTGCCGTTACAGTTATCCTACTATCAAATGCACCAGTTTCAAAGAACATATAGTATTCAGGTAAAAGTGCATCCGTAATAGACATCGATGGGAATACTTTTAATGTACCACTTATTGGTGATTCATTCGTACCCCTTAAATAAAAGTTACCAGCTAAACTTGCAGTTTGTGGTGTAAACGTTGTATCTTCCTTTGGATTGATATTGAATTGTTCAACATCAAATGTAACAAAACCAGCACCTAACCCATCTTGTAAATCAGTTAGTAATAATGTTGTTAATATATCCTCTTCGGTATCACCATCCATTAAGTATAATGGTAGTTGGCCGGTGATTGATGTTCTATCAAATACAGCATTGTAATCCAATTCACCACTACCAGTTGTACCAGCACTTAATCCTAATATGTATCCAGTTGAATCAGCCTCAGATAATAATATATATTCAGAACCACTTTGTACTCTCAACTTCGCATCGGAGAATCCATTTTGTGGTAAGTTATCCCTTAGTATGATTTCATTCACACCATCGATACGGATAGCTTGTACCTCCAATGTACTCTCATCTTTATTTTTAATAATAGTACCTCTATAAGGTCTAATTTCAAAATTTACTCCCCCTTTACCATCCTGAGTTCGGGTGATTACTACATCATCAGATACACCCTCAACCTCACCAGTAAATCTAATATATTGTACAGTAATATCATTTCTGGAACCAGTAAAGTCAGCAACAGTTAATGTTGGACTTAGAGTTTCGTATCCACTCATTAAACCAGGATATTGTCCACCTACATATTCGGATGATAAAATCAAATCACCGAACTCATCATATGCACCAGATGTATATGTTATCGAACCAGTAACCAACGTAGTTTCTACATCAAATGTAATTGTTGTTGGTGGTAATGGATTTGATGGAGCAGATGCCGAATCAAATGAAAAATATAAATTATTTGGTGTAATTGTAATATCTTTATTAAAAAGATTTAAGTTACCACCATCAAATGTTTTAGTATCTTCAACTAATACTGGTATGTAGTTGTTATTTATATCATAGAATTCAAATCTATAATCAAACGTTTCAGTTTGTAATGTTTTTGGAACTTGTTGTATGAATGTAATCTCATCAGGTGAAAATGATGTTTCCTGCGATGCTTTCAGACTTACATTATTAATATACCAATCACTACCCTCAACTTCAAAATATAACTTAGCCTCATCAAAATTATCTGCTATTATGTTTTCAGTAAAGTTTTGCTTTTGTAAAACACTATTAGATGATGGTATATTTAAAATTGTTTGAGATTTAGGAGTACCATTTAAGGAACCACTTAATGTTGCTTTTATAAAATCAGTACTAATGTTAGTACCCTTTTTAACATTAAAATCTAATGTGTACTCAACCCCACTTTGAATTGAGAATGATTGGGTTGTTAAAAAATAGTTTCCCTCAGTTGAATTTAATTTAGCAGAATTATATAAGAAGCCAGTATTAAGTTCTACTGAAATATTATTAGATGAGGTCATCCAATATTGTGATAACACATCTTGTGTAAATGTACCATAACTAATCTCATTAGCTTTGGTAGTTTCAATATCTCTTAATAACTCATTTGATTCTAATTGTATTTCTTGTACGAACTCATAATCAGTTAAGTTTGATTGAGAACGTCTATATACTTTTACTCTTGCAGCATCACCAACTGCCGTTTTCATATCAGTAATACTAATCTTAGCAAACGAGCCAGTAAGTGCGGTTGCTAAATCAGTTACACCTTCTAAATAATTAAATGATGTTGTATAACTTTCATTGGAAAATCCCCTCACAATACCATTAGGTGCATATGGTGGTGAAACTATTACCTCAGTTTCACTAACAACATCCAACACAATAGGATTATAATCAATATTATCAAATGATATACGATTACCACCAATTGAACCAGTCCAATTATCACCACTACTTACATTTAATCTATATGATGTTGGTAGTGAGAATTCTGTTAATGTAGTACCGGCAGTTGGTGCCAATGGAATACCATTAACATTACCATTCTGAGTTACTAAATTTGCATTGTTATTAAATATTGGTTTGTTAATCTCATCAATATTAATTTGAGGTCTTTTAAAGAATCTAACTCTATCCTCATTTGCAAGTAATTTATTGATTTGGAATGTACGTTCCCACTTAACATTATATGTACCTCTCCATGTATCTGGAATAGCTCGTTTTACATCATTATCAATGTACTCTTTAAGTTCACCTAATATTGTGATTTTACCCAATCCAATTGGTGTATCATTATATACATAAACCGCAATTAATGATGATATACCTTCATAGTATTCTGGGATACCTTTGGCTGGTTCATAAAACACAGGATTACCCTCTACATCTAAAATTTCTATTTTTATTTCAGTAGTTTCTTTTAGATATTCGGAACCCTCAATAAGGAATCCATTTTTACCACCAGTAAATGTATCTTTAAATTCAGTTATTCTAAAATAATCTGAGTTTGGATTTTCATCTACTACAAATGTTTGAAAAGAAGATAACTTTTGTTCAGGTGAGTACTTTTTAATTCTTGCCATTTACCAATTGCCTATTAGTGTTTCTCACTATAAATATTCCAATTTTTAGAATGTGGATACTTATACTAAAGAAAACTAAAGAGTTCTAAAGAAATGAGTAAAAAATATGCAATGTTACAAATTGATGCCGAAGTTCATCAAATGTTAAAGGAATTTTGTAAGGATAAAGGATATAAAATGAATGGGTTGGTGGAATCCCTTATAAAAGAAAAGGTTTCACCAAATGTGAAACCTCTTCCTTCTAATGTTCTTAAAACTAATTAACTGCTCTACCTTTCATACCTTCCCAATCCCTATTTTTTCGTACTACATCATTTTTCCTATTAGTAGCCATTAACATAGTTGGATATAATCCCAACTCATCAGCTAAATAAATCAATGCGTTAACATCCTTTGGGAAACAATGCCCCCCATAACCAAAATCTCCATCAGGTCCCGGTACACTCCAATGTGTTTTACCTAACCTATCATCAAAGGTTGAGTATTCCACAACCTTATCGTAATCTATATTCAACTTCTCACAAATCCGATATATCTCATTAGCGAATGATACTTTAGTTGCTAAGAATGTATTTGTTAAATACTTTACCATCTCAGCATGAGTTGAATCGGTTTTTACTATATGTGCGTTTGGAAATACATTTGAGAATATTCGTTTAAGGTAAGTGGTTGTTGGTCTTGGTCCTCCTAATATAATCCTATTTTGATTTTCGTAATCCTTTACCGCGTTTCGTTCGGTTAAGAACTCTGGGTTGAATACAATGTTTGTTTTGTATGTATCATTCCAACGTTGAGTAGTACCCGGTGTAATAGTTGATTTAACAACGATTCCTTTAGCTACCCCAACCTCATCAATTTGTTTGATTACATCTTCTACAATATTAGTATTACAACTACCATCAGAATTCATAGGAGTAGGTAAGCAGGTAAATACATAATCACATTTAGATACATCTTCAAATGTAGAGTTACATTTAGTTTCATCCAAATCATAAGTCAATACATTATAATGTTCTTTAAACTTTTGATAAACTGCATTACCAACAAACCCCTGTCCTATAATTCCTATTTTCATTTTTAAAACTTAATATTACTGAACCCATTTACTTTTTTGATTTCCATCAAAGTATCTACAACATCTCTCATTGAATCGATGTGAGAAATAATCATTACGAAATCGAATTGAGTTTTTAGATAAGCGAATAACATATACAATGATGTAAGGTTTTCGTTATCCAAAGTTCCAAACCCTTCATCCACAACTAAGAAGTTAGGACGAGGTAGGTTACATACATTGATTAGAGCGATTCTAATGGCTAATCCTGAGATGA